CATGGGAGTTGACCCAGCTTCTTCTACAAGACAGACAGCCGATTACTCAACTATCGTCCCAGTCGCTATTGATAATGAAGGAAACAGGTTTGTGCTGCCATATTACCGAAAAAGGGCAACTCCCATGTCACTAGCCGAAGGAATCATAGAATATTTCAAAATATATAAACCTGAAAAGGTACGCATAGAATCAGTAGGATACCAAGAAATGCTCAGAGAATATGTTAGAGCTAGGTGTGATGAGAAGAATATCTTCATATCTGGGCTGGAGATTAAGGAAATACCCCGAAGTTCCAAGTCTGTGAGACTTGAAACTATGGAGCCTTATTTCGCACAGGACAAATTCTACATGAAAAAGGATATGCCAGAGCTTAAAGATGAGCTATTATTATATCCCAGGGGAAAACATGACGATCTACTGGATGGACTGTATTATGCTACTAAAAAGATGTACCAGCCATTCCATAAGAAAATAGACAAAGATGAGGCAAATATGGACTTTTGTGATAAACGTCAAGAAAAGTCTTGGTTAACTTCCTGAAAAAGCGTAACTTTAGGAACTTTATTTAAAGCAATACGTTAAAAGTCCAAACTAATTAGTTAATATGCCTCAAAAAAATCCCTTGGTACAGTTGAGTACCGATCTACTAGAAGAGTACGCCTCTGCCCGTTCTAAATGGGCAAAACAAGCTACAGAAGATAATGAGTTTCGTAACGGACTCCAATGGAAAGATGAACATGTAAAGACATTACGTGAGAGAGCTCAGGAACCAGTTGTTGTAAATGTAGTTCATTCAGCAGTTGAGCAAGCAAAAGCAATGCTCACAACCAACAAACCCAAATTCCAATCCACAGGACGCGAACATAGTGACGTTAAAACAGGGAAGATATTCTCTGACCTTATGACTTGGATATGGGATAACTCAAATGGCAATACCATTCTTAAACAGGTAGTTGATGACTATTATGTAAAGGGAATGGGGGCAATGTATACCTATTATGATCCTAATACTGATTATGGTAAAGGTGAAGTTATGCTTCAATCTATAAATCCCCATGATTTATATATAGACCCAGCTTCAAAAGACCCCTTCTGTCAAGATTCTGCTCATCTTATAGTAGCAAAAAAGCATATGAAGTCACAACTCCTCCTAGAATACCCCGACTTAGCTGATGCTATTAATTCGGCAGTTCAGACCAATTATATCTCTCCTGAATCAACCACTAGGTTTGGACTGCACGATGAGCAAGTTACATCTGCAGTAGGTAATGATAGAAGATTTGGTGATAATGATATAGAGCTTGAAGTTATAGAAAGGTATACGAAAGTTAAACAAGCCTATATAAGAGCTTATAATCCTCTTGACAATGAAGAGGATATATTAACTGCAGAAGATTATCAGACCTATCTTCAAAAACCAGCCTTCATTGTAATTACAGAACAAGACGAAAAGGCTTTTACTAACGAAGAACAGGTTCTTAAGTATGAAGAACTATATCAAGCAACAGATGGCGTTTATCATATGGTACAAAACCCTATGACAGGTCAACCAACAATGCAACCAGGAGAGCAGAGTGAGGCAATGATCCCAGGTTCATTGACTATTTTAGAGAGAGCAACTTATGCTGATATAGTAGATAGAGGAATTATTACTGCAAATGCCATTACTGTTAATAACATACATCGCTGTGTTAGTGTGGGTGATGTTATGCTTTTCAATGTTACTTACCCAATTGAAGATTATCCTATAGTAACCTTTATGAATCGTCACAACAGGAATCCCTATCCCCTATCTGATGTTCGACTAGTTAAAGGTCTTCAAGAATATATAAATAAATTACGTAGTCTTATAATAGCTCATGCTTCATCTTCTACCAATGTAAAACTTCTTATACCTAGAGGTTCTATGAATAAGAAACAATTGGAAGAGGAGTGGGCTAGAGCTGGTACTGCTGTAATCGAATTCGATCCAGAATTGGGTCAACCTATCGTAGCAGGTCCCGTTCCTCTTCCAAATGAACTCTATAAAAATGAAGGTGATGCTAAAGCAGACATAGAACGTATTTTAGGTATTTATGCCTTAATGCAAGGAGATCAAGGTGGTGCTCCACAAACCTATAAAGGTACAGTTGCACTAGATGAGTTTGGTCAAAGACGTATAAAGTCTAAAAAGGATGATATAGAGGCTGGACTTAATATGATGGCTAAGGTTGTAATTCAATTAATACAAGCCTATTATACTAATGAAAAGACAATAAGACTACTCAATCCTAATTCAATACCTACTGAAGTTGCTATCAATAAGGATATATATGATCCAATTAGTAGGCAATTCCTTCATAGGTTAAATGATGTTACCGTAGGCAAATATGATGTAATTGTAGTTTCTGGCTCTACACTCCCAACTAACAGATGGGGTAGATTCGAATACTATATGCAACTATTCCAACAAGGTATTATAGATCAAGTAGAAGTATTAAAACAAACAGACGTAGCTGACATGGAGGGTGTACTTGAAAGAGCTGATCAAAGAAACCAGATGCAAGCCCAAATACAACAATTACAAGGGCAAGTCCAAAAACTTACTGGCGACCTTCAGACAGCAGAAAGAGAATCTAAACATGATCGTAAACGTGTGGAAGTTAAAGAATTTGAGAAAAAATTGGCAAAGGCTGAAGCTAAAGTAGAGATGGCGACACAACTTCATACTAAAAGAAGTGCTGATGAGCTTGATAAACTCAAGCAAGCTGTCAAAGAAGCAGAAGGCGAGTCCAATAAACAAACGAAACGCAAAGTCGTTCCGATTCCAGCATAGTTGTTGCTGATAATAACAAACAACAAAGGAGATCGTAATGGATAACATGATAACACCTGGTGATGCTGCTAAAGCCCCACTTGAGAACGTAGAGATGCCTGTTGAAAATACAGGTATAGACGTTACAACTGGACAAGAGGGAAACCTGTTCCCTCCTGGTGGTGGTGAAACAATCACTAATACAGAAGGCTTGCCTACTGGTCAAACTGCTCCAGTAAATAGTTTATTTACTGAAGAAGCTGATCCCGTAGGAACCTCAGAACAGCCTTTACAGGAACAACAACCTGTACAAACTGAATCTCCAGTTAAAGAAGACCCTAGTCGTATGCAATATTGGCAATCCCAAGCAGACAAGGCTAAGAATGACTCGTTCCAACTTCAACAGGAGTTGGAATATTACAAGAACACAATGGGTCCTATCGCGAAGGTTATTGAACAGAACCCGCAAGTTCTTGATAATATAGATTCACTCACCAATGGAAACCTCCCACCGCAACCTGTACAGGCAGGTCAGCAACAGGGAAATTCATTGAATAGACCTATCCGTCCAGAGAAACCAAATTCTTACAGCGAGGTCGATGCGTATAATGACCCTGAGAGCGATTCTTTCAGATACAGGTCATCTAATGAACAATGGCGTGATAATATGATAACTTGGTATGAAAACGTAGAAACAGCAAAAGCACAGCAACAACAAATTGCAATGCAGCATCATCAGAAAAATACGATGATGCAAAGTGCTCATGCTTATGCTATGAACCAATATGGATTCGATGTCAATAAGGCAGCTGATTTTGTCCAATGGGCACAGAATCCTAATAATATCACGGTAGACTCATTAGTTCAACTGTATTCACAGAAAGACGCTCCCTCACAACAACAAGCCCAAACTCAGAGAAAGACACAGGAGATGCAACAACAGCAAGAACGACTGAAAGTCCCTAGACCTACAGCAGTTCAAACTGGTGAATCAGCTCCTACGTTAAATGAGGAAGATTCGTTTTCACAGGCTTTGTTGACAAATGCAAGGAGATAAACTATGGCTGCTAAAAATCTAGCTGCTAGTGGTGTCCTTTATACCGACAGACGAGATTTCTACATCGACCCCCAAGTTGTTAAAGAACTTTGGACTGATGTAGCCCCTTTCACGACTGTCCTATCCAATAGAGAGACACGACAAACAAATGATCCAGTGTTTAAGATGTTTGAACATCGTAACCCCTGGGTAAAACAATCGTTCCAGTTTTCAACAGCAGTTGCAATTGGTGACCCCGATACAGGGGCAACATCAGCT